TCTAAATTTATTTCATCTTTTGTTATATCTAATGATTTTACTATTTTATCTTTTGCATCTTCTAATCTATCTTTATTATTACTAAATTGTGTATTATTTGTAAAAACATGCGAAACCATAGTTGAAATTAATGTTACATTAAATTTATTAATATCTCTCTTTTTAGATTTATTGAATATTGCTTCTAACTTTAATTTATTGGGTTTATTTGTTGTAATATCTATACCATTTGTAATTTCTATTTTAAATAATTCTGTAATATCATCTATATTCGTTTTTAAAGTATAATTACCTAAACTGTTAGATTTTGTATTTTCAATAATTTTACCAGATAAACTTATTACTTTTATATCAGCATTTTTTATATAACCATCAATTACTGAACCTGATATTATATTATTTATTTTATGTGATACACAACAAGTTCCATCGGAAGAATTACTTGCCCTTCTTTTTAGTGCCATTTTTGAAAATCTATTTTTTGGTCCAATACCAGAACCCACAATATATTTATTATCTATATTTTGACCTGATTTATTTACAAAGATTAGTCTTGTCATATATATATAATATCTAAATAATTTTTACTAGTTTGTTACTATAAAAAAAAAATGATTTATTTGATAAAAAAATATTTTTGTAAACAAATTCTTGTAGCAAAAAGAAAAACTTATGAACCTTATTGGTTCTAGGTATTCTATTTGCTCAAACACAAGCCTTGATGTTCTCCCCAATGAATTGATAGACCTTATCTGGTCTTTCAATTATGTTTGGGCAAGTAACATCATAAAAAAACATTTTCAGAAATTCTTAAAAACAAAAGTTTTTGAGATTTCTAAAATGTTAAACTTTGTTTTTCATAAATGCAAGTTTCCTCTTTCTATGGAAAACTATTCGCTTTCTTATGGAAAAAAAATTTTGAAAAAAAAAGATATTCTTTCTACATTTACTGCATGTAAATGCTGTGAAAGACATCAGCAAAACAAACCCGATGGTTCTTCTGTTTGGGAAGAAACAGAATTTAATTGGAGAGAAAAAGCTAATTGTAACTGTGAATGTAGACATTTGTCTCGATTTTTATGTAGACCAATCGAATGAAAAATAAAAAAATAAGAAATAAAAAAATAAGAAATATTATATATTCTATTTGTATATATAATATTTTTTATTCATTTATTTTTTTATACATATTTAATGCTTTTTCTCTTTGTACATTATAATCTACTATTGGTGCTACATATTTAAAATCTTTATTCTTAATATAATTTTCATAATATTTAAAATATTCATGTATTTCATTATTTGGTAAATCATTTAATTCAGGAATCCATTTTTTTATATAAATACAATTTGGATCATGTGTTTTACTTTGTGTCCATGGATTAAAAATTCTAAAATATGGTTGACTATCTGCACCGGTAGAGGCAACCCATTGCCAATTACCATTATTAGATGCTACATCATAATCTGTTAAATTTTGAGCAAAAAATTGTTCTCCTTTTTTCCAATCTATTAATAATGTTTTTATTAAAAAAGATGCAGTAATCAATCTACTTCTATTATGCATATACCCTGTTAATAATAATTCTCGTATTCCCGCATCTACTATAGGAAATCCAGTTACACCATTGCACCATGCTTCAAAATGTGTATTATTTTTTGACCAAATTATTTTATTATATTTTTCTTTTAATGCTTTACCTAATACATACGGAAAGTCATTTAAAATATGTGCATAGAACTCTCTCCATAATAATTGCTTATATAATGCATCTACCTTTTTAAATGTATTAGCTGTTTCTCTAACTGAAATACAACCAAATTTAATATATGCCGATAATAAAGTTGTTCCATTCAATTCTAAAGAATTTCTCTCATTTTCATAATTATTATATTTATTTTTTTTAATTTTATTCAAAATTTCTAACGCTTTATTTCTAGAACCAAAAACTTTTTTATTTTCATTTAATTTTATAAATCTTTCTTTTGCTTCTGAGAGAGTAATATTATTTTTATAATTATTTTTTTTAAAATTTTTTATTTTATACTTATCTATTTTATTATCACTTATATTTTTTGTATAATTAAAAAATGGTGAATATTTTGTATAGGCTTTATTCGAAGTTGATACTTTAATGGTACCTGGTTCAAATAAATAATAATCATTTAATGTAATTGTGCTAACATTATTCATTTCACATATTTTCATAACTTTTTTTGTTCTCTCTTTCGCGTAAGGTGTTATATCTAAATTGAAACCCAATATATCTATATTTAAATCCTTTATTAATTTATCAATAATATTTTCTGTTTTTCCATAAAATAACATTAATTTTCCATTATTATCTTTTAAATAATTAGAGAGATCATTTAAACATTCAATCATAAATTGAATTGCATTAGATGATTTATATGAATTTAAATTACTAACCTGTTCAGGTGTAAAAATAAAACAACAATAAAGATTATTAACCTGTTTACTTAATTCAATCAAACTTTTATTATCTTCAATTCTAAAATCTCTATGAAAAATAAATAGTCCATTTATCATATTTGATAATATATAAATATTAATAAATATTTATTAAATATTTATTAAATATTTATTAAATAATATTTAATTTAATAAATGTAAATTGTGTGCTATAGATATTATTGTATCTTTATTTTTATCAATTAAATCTAAACTATATTCATTTAAAACATTTTTGTGAATATATAACATTATAAAATATCTTATAAATGTAATTATTATATAATTTGTTATTTCAGCTAATTTGTCTTTTTTTAAAATATTTTCTGAAAAGTATATTGATAATAAATATATTATACTATATTCTTCTAAATTTAATAAATTTGCTTCATTTATTGCATCTGAAATTAAATTTATAGAATTTGCTATATTATTTTTTAATGATTTAAAACTTTTATAACTATATTTTTTACATTCTTTATTATAATTATCATTATAATTATCATAAGTATTACAATTATAATTAAAATTATAATTAATTTCTTTGTTAAAATTATTTATATATGATAAAAATTTTGATTTTTTTAAAAACAAATCTTTTTTATTATTTTCTAAATCCAATTTTTTTTGTATATCTGAATTAAAATTTTCTTTTTTTGGAATAATATATAATGGTTTTTTTTCTATAGAAATGTTTTTTTTTTTACTATTTTTCATATTTGCTAAATTTGCAGGTGCAGATTTTACTCTTCTCATAAAAAAGTTATATATATCTTTTTTATATAATTTTAAAATATTATACAATTTTTTTTTATATTTAAAAAAAATTAAATATAAAAAATCTCTCAATCTGGATTCGAACCAGAGACCTAAGGATAACAGTAGGTTAAGGAAGGATAATTTAAATACCTATTACAGTCCTTCGCTCTACCAACTGAGCTATTGAGAGTATATATGATAATTAATATATAATTAATTATAATTTATATAAATAAAAATAATAATATTATTAATACGCAATTTTAATTCTAATAATTTAAATACATTTTATATAAAAAAATACTCATACTAAAAACTATAAAATAATCTACTGATTTTGTAAATCTGGGAATAATTTTTTTTGTAGTATCTAATGAAACTTTCGCAAAATTAGAATTTTTTACTAAATTCTCACTAAAAGCTGACATTAATGCTTTATCTTCTTTTTTATTACTTTTAAAAAGAGGCATTATTTTTATATAATTATAAAATATAAAAATAATTTAAAAAATAATTATTTTATTTTTTTACTTTTTTTGCTTTTCTTGTACCTTTTACATTTTTTTTAACATAACCAAATTTTCCTTTTTTAGTAAAATATCCATGTTTTTCCAAACGTTTTTCTTTTTTAGCAGTTGTATGTTTTTTTTTGGAGACAATGTGCATACGTTTATTCATCATTAAATTATCTCTAGTTAATCCCCCTTCTGTTTTATATGCTGTTCCATGCCAAACTTTAGCACGCGAACCTATTAATTCAGAATATTTTTTACCTTTAATATGATAAAATCCATCTTCACTTTTCATTATTTTTTTTACCATTTTTATAAAATATATACAGAAAATATTTTTTATGAATTATTAAAAAATGTCAGAGATAAAAAAAAATTAACTAAATAATATATATTATTATATAAATGACCGAACAATATAATAAAATTATAACAACTATTAATTCTATAACACAGGATTATACTTTATTACCTAGACAAAATCAATGTATAGTAATAGATAGTTCAAATAATAGAATTGGTATAAATAATTTTAATCCAGAACATTCTATAGATATATCATATGGAAAAATTAGAACACATGATATAGAAATTATAGGAGATGCTAGTATAAATAACTTAAATTATATAAATTTATTAAATGAAAATTTTATTTATAAAGATATAGATAAAAATATATTACATATAAAATCTAATAGTAATACTATTAATTTTGATACAGAAGTAGAATTTAAAATTCTTCCTCTATTTCCAAGTACTTATACTCCTAAAATAGATGAGTTTAGAAAAACTTATGATATAAGTTTAGACAGGCTAAACAATAATTTTGATACAACATTAGTAAATGGAGACCGAGTTGACAATACAATTCATCAAACTGGTATAAATAAAAGAATTTATGTAAATATAAATGATACTTTGTTTTTTCATGTTGAACAAGATAGTGACTATTATCCAGTTTATCTAAAAAAACATACAATAACAGGTACTCTTAATTTAATAGATACACCAACCCCATCTCTACAAGGTGTAAGTAATGAAATAATTACATGGACTCCAAAAATTGCAGGAACATATTTCTATACATGTGATACTATTGGTTTAAATTGGAAAAATATTGGTCCTGTAGCATCAACTATGAGACCATCAAGCTATGAAATAATAAATTCAATACTAAAAGAAGCTTTACAGACCACATTAAATTTTACATTAACAGAATTTAAAAAATTTAATATTCAAAATATTACTACATCTCATTATATTGAATCAAATGGCAATTATTATCAACCCAAAGATAATTCATATAATAATATGTATGGTGAAATTATAGTTCAATCAGGCGCAGTTGAAGTGTCTTATAATTTTATACCAAACGATGTTAGTTTTGGAGGAGGATATATATGGAATACCACTATAGGAAGAAATTCTAGTGGTACCATATTAACTAGTGACGCATTTTTTAGAAATATTTTTATAGAAAATGATTTATCTTGTTCCAATATTGATATATCTGAAAATATTGTCATTGAACAAGATATAACAATAAAAAATGATGGATATATTCATAATAATTTTGAAGTATCAAATAATTTATTAGTTCATAACGATATATCTTGCTTAAAAAATTTATTTATAAATAATGATATTTCATGTAGAAATATTGATATATCTGAAAATATATTTATTCAAGAAAATATTAATGTTTATGGAAAAATGGATATTTCAGGAAAAATAATTACTGATTCAGATATATCATGTATAAATATAGAAATATCAAATAATGCATTAATAAAAAATGAATTAACTGTTAATGATGATGTCATAATTCATGGTAATCTTAGAGTAGAAGGTACAAATATGTATATATATGGTGATGGTTCTCAATTAACTAATGTTGGTAAAGATGCATTAGAAATATGGAATGATGCGTCTTTTAATAATATTGATGTAAGTGAAAATATATTTATTAACGGTTATTTAGATGTAATAAATGATGGTTCATTTAATAGAAATGTTTATATAAATAATGATTTAATCGTAAATCAAAAATTACAAGTCGATAGATCAGTATTATTTAATTCATCATTAGATGTAAATAGTTTTGAAGTAAATACTACAAGTATATTCAAAGGAGATACATCTTTTAATACTAATGTTGAAATATCAAATAATTTACTTGTAAAACATAATTTTACCGTAAATAATCAAGCTGACATTAGTGGATTAAAAATATTTAATAAATTAGATGCAAGTTATATAGAAGTAAGTAACAATTTATTAATAAAACATGATTTAAATGTAAATAATCAAGTTGATGTAAGTGGATTAAAGGTATTTAATAGATTAGATGTAGATGGTGATGTATCATTAAATAAAGATTTATATATAGATAATGATGTATTAATAAAAAATGATTTAAGTGTTAACAATATAATAAAAGTTAATGAAATAAATTTATTAAATAGATTAGATGTACATGGAGATGTTTCTTTAAATAATAATATTGAAGTCAGTAATAATTTATTAATAAAACATGATTTAAGTGTTAATAATTATATTGATGTTAGTGGTTTAAAAGTTATTAATAATATAAATGCTTATAGCATTGAAATAATTAATGATGGTATAGTAAAACATGATTTAAGTGTAAATAATTATTTACATGCTAATAATTCTATTATTTTAAATAATTTAGATGTTAGTTATATTGAAGTAAGTAATAATTTATTAATCTATAATGATTTAAGTGTAAATAATAAAGTTGATGTAAGTGGATTAAAAATATTTAATAGATTAGATGTAGATGGCGATATATCGTTTAATAATAATTTACAAATAGTAAATGATGTATTAATAGAACATGATTTAAGTGTAAATAATCAAGTTGATGTAAGTGGGTTAAAGATATTTAATAGATTAGATGTTATTAATGATGTATCTTTTAATAGTAATTTACAAATAGTAAATGATGCATTAATAGAACATGATTTAAGTGTAAATAATCAACTTGATGTAAGTGGATTAAAAGTATTTAATAGATTAGATGTAGATAGTGATGTATCTTTTAATAATAATTTAGAAATTATTAATGATGTATTAATAAAAAATGATTTGAGTGTAAATAATGTTTTAAATTCGAACAGTATAATTGTATCTAATGATTTAAGTGTTAATGGATTTTTAAAAGGCGATGGTTCATTATTAACAAATGTTGGTAAAGATACATTAACAAGATTTAACGACGGGTCATTTAATAATGTTGATATTTCAGGAATATTTACTATTTTAAATAGTGGAGAATTTAATGTAAATACGTCTTCATCATTTAGAAATTTATTAAATATGAATAATAATAATATATTAAATATAAATAATTTATATTCAAATAAAATTATTGTAAATAATGATAGTAGCTTTAATAGAAATCTTAATATAGATGGTAATTTGACTGTAAATAAAAAATTAATTGTTAACGGAGAAACTATAATAACAAGTTTTTCTCCTTCAGATTTAACCGTACTAAATAATTTAACAACACCTGATATTACAATTAATAATAATTTATATAGTAATCAAAATAATTATTTTTATAAAAGAATAGACGCTAGTTTTATAGAAATTAGTAATAATTTATTATCAAAAGATTGTACAATTAAAAATCAATTAGATGTAAGTTATTTAGAAGTAAGTAATAATTTATTGGTTAAAAAAAAATCAGTTTTTGAAAATGATGTAAGCTTTAATAATAGTATTGATATATCAAATAATTTAAATATATCTGGAAAAATAAATAACATTAATTTAATATCATTTAAATTAAAAGGAGACTCGAGTGAAACATATATTCCTATTTTTTCAAATACATCTTATAAATCTATTTTTAATTATTTTACAAATTCTGCAAATCACTTTGGTTGTTATGTAAATGGAGTAACTTATGATGATATTTATAATAATAGTGGATTAAAGATAAAAGAAAGTGGAATATATAATATTTCATTGAATATTAATTGGATTATTGGAAATGGTTCAACTATTTATGAAACTAGTTTTTATATTTCATTAGTCACATTTAATTCTTTAGAAGGTAATGATGATTTATATGATAAAAATAAAGTAAGTGATATTTATGAAAGATTAGCAGTAAATAAATTAGGCCCATTTGGTTCAAATAATATATTTTATTTTAGTGATATAAAATCTTCAGATTTTACACAAAATATTAATGAAAATGTTTTCTTAAAAAAAGATACAATTGTTACTCCTTATATAAAATTAAATAATATAACACTTCCAGATGATAGTGATTTAAATATAGGAATAAATTATAGTAAATCATCTTGGGGAGTTACACAAATAAATTAAAAATACTCATAATATAATATTATAATATTATTATATAATAATATTATAATGGCATTTACACGATATTGTTATGATGATTGCAGAATTCAAAAATATTTAGAAGAATCTAAAGAAGTAGGAAATTATTATTTAAATGTACCTGGTAATGGATTAAATCCATATTTTTTTGATGATCCTAATATTCGTATGCAAAAGTGGGGTGGTAATTTATCTAATAATAAAACATTAATAGAAAATGATTTATTTAGAAAAAATAATTATTTAAATAGAGATGAAAATATTAAAACTAATAATTATAATAATTATTTAACAGAAAAAAATATTCTCACAAATAATAATAATAATAATTATACTAATTCAATTACAAATGAATCCAGAAGCAGTCATCCGGCTTGGGAAATTAGAACAAATGATTCTGCAAATCAAGTAAACAACTTTAATTATTTATTATTTAATCCTCAAGAAAATGTTTGTTTCAATTTTAATAACAATATATCTACAAGAATTTTAGAAAAGGATTATTTTAAATATAAGAATTCTATGTAAAAATAATACATTTTTTATATAAATATAAATAAAAATAATAAATATATTATTTATATTTATATAAATGGCAGAAATAGGTATAATTTTATTAGGTTTAGGTAGTTTTTATATAATGAGTAAACAAGAAAATAAAGAAAATAATAATAAAGTTTTAAATACTAAAGAGAATTTTGTAGAAAAAATTACAAAAGAAAATACTTCAAATAAATTAAATAATAATAAAAAAGTAAAACAAGAATCTTTTTCAAATATGAATAATTTTACTTCATTAACAGGAAATTCTATTGATGTTAATAGTTTTAAACACAATAATATGCAACCTTATTTTGGTGCTAAAATTAGAGGTGCAACCACAGGAAGTAATAATACAGAAAGTATATTAGATAATAAATTAGGAAGCGGTAGTCAACAATTTAGCAAATCAGAAATAGCTCCTCTATTTAAACCAGATGAAAATTATAATCACATTAATGGAATGCCTATAAGTACTGACTTTATACAATCTAGAATAAATGAATCAAACAAAATGTCAAATGTTACATTATGGGAACCAGAAAGAGTTGGTCCAAATGATATAAAAAATAAAGATAATGGTTTAGATGGATTTAATAATAGTATGTCTAATCGAAATGATTGGCAACCAAAAACAGTTGATGATTTAAGAACTAATAATAATCCCAAAATGACTTATGATTTAAATGGACATAATGGCCCAGCATACTCTAATATAAAAAATACATCAACTACAAAACATTTGGGTAATGTTGAAAAATATTTACCTGATACATTTTATGAATCTGGACCAAATAGATGGTTTACAACTACAAATGATGAAAAAAAACCAACTGTACGGTCTAAACAATTAATGCCATATGAAAATAGAGAAGATACAACTAGAGAATATTACGGTAGTGCCAATTCAAATAAAGTTAACGCTACATATACAGAAAAAGAATATGAAGAATCTAAAAGACAAAATCTTGGTAATTATCCAATAACTAATTTATCTGCTACAGGAAAATATGGTGCAAATGAAAATAGTAATTCTATTGATTCATATAATATATTACCAAACAATAGAACAACAGATAAAAATGATATAAATTTTGGACATATTCATGGTATTGCAAAAGCCGTAGTTTCTCCATTAATAGATATACTAAATCCTACCAGAAAAGAAAATGTTATTGGAAATTCTAGAATAAATGGTAATGTAAATTCTGGTAATTATGGAGGTAGAGTATTTAATGAAAGAGACACAACAAAAGTTACTAATAGAGAAATGACTACTGATAAAATAGGAATGAACTATAGTAATATTCAAAATCAATCTGAGAATAATAATGGATTAACTGTTGCTCAATATCAAACAACACAAAATCAAAGAGCTTCTACAAATAAACAATTTGTTGGAAATCCTGGTGCTAATAACTATGGTATGAAAACATATGAATCTGCTTATAATCAAAAAAATAATGTAAATAAAACATATGAAATTCATAATAATCCTGGAAATATTAGTTTATTTAATAATTCAAATAATATACAAATAACAAAAAATGAAAATATATTTAAACAAACAAGAAATCTTTTACCAAATGGAGGACCAAGTGCTGTGCCTTCTTCAGAATTTATAGGAGAATTAAATGGTATACAAACTTATGACTATAACTACAATTCAAATAGAATGGATGAAAGCTTATTAGATGCATTTAAAAGTAATCCATATACTAAATCTTTATCAAGTGTTGCATAATTTATTAAATATATATAATAAAAATTATAAATATTTAATAATTATAAATATGGAATATATTGCAACGAATCATTATCATATATTGTTGCTTTAAATATATCATTGTATCCTTCTACTTCTACTAAATCACCAGTATAAATATTGTCACACCCTATATTTCCCATACATTTTTTATTTTTATATTTTATAGGTAATTTAATCATATTATTTTTATCATTCATTGTATAATAATTCCATTTATCTCTTCCTATATTAATTTTTTTACCCATTAATGGTAATATTGTTTCATCTCCATTTACACGGGTTAGTATTCCTATTTGTGAATATTCAGAATCAAAAGCCTGTGTTTTTATATTTATAGGCATTCTACGTATATCATCCTTCTCTCTATATAAATAGGCCTCTGTTTTTTTTAATGGTGGAGTATGTGGATTTAATAATACACTATTATCATTATATTTTATAGGATTTGTGTTTGAATAATCTTTTGTCTGGTGTATATCATTATTTTTATAAACTATATTTGAAGAATATATATTTTCATTACTTAAATTATTATTTTTACTTTTATTAATATAAAATAATAGTAATACTCCTAAAATAATTATTCCAAAAAATAAAAATGTATAATTTTCAATACAAATTGTATTTGGTGGACATTTTTTACTCATTATATATATATATTAAAATATTCTATTTTTTTTATTTAAAGATGAATTTTTATAACTATTACTTATTATATTTTCTGCTTCATCTTTTTCTTCACCAAATTTTTCTGCTTTATTATCGTCTTTTTCTTGATCAAATTGTTTTTCAAAATTTTTTTCAGCATCCTTTTTTTCTATTTTTACACTTGTATCTTCATAATCTTTTCCTTTTTTTTCATTGTCTTTTCCTATTTCATCATCTTCTTCAAGAATTTTATCTTTTTCTGCTTCTGATAATTTTTTTTTTTCTTTTTTAGGACCTTCAAAAAATCCAGTTGTTGATTTTAATTTGAAATTTTCTATTATATTTTTAGCATTATCAGAATTTTTTAAAAATAATTCAAAAAATAAATTAGCAATTATAAATATATATACATATATAACTGCATTTTTTTTAAAAATTAAATAAAATATAATGTATATTAAAATAGAATATATTATAAAAATATAATCTTTATTTACAAGTGAAAAAAATAAATAAATAATATATAAAAAATTTGCTAAAATATAATTAATTTTTATACTTTCAAAAAATATATCTATTTTTTTGATAAAATAAAAAAGTTCAATACTTTTTTTTTTACTAATTTCAATTATTTCATTTTCTACAAATAAAACAAATTTATACATACTATTTAATAAATAATTATTTTCTATTTTTTTTTTATCATTATCAATCATATTATTTATATACTATTAATATAAATAATATTTATTATTGTACTCAGTTTTTTCCTAGACCCAATTTTGAGAAATCAAATTTATTCATAATATTTACTGCTTGGTCTAAAACAGGTGTTATTTCTTTTAAACCAGACATTAATTCTTTTTGTTTTGCCATTAAATCTTTTGTATTTGATGTCATACTTCTTATATTTTTTGTTCCCATTATATTATCTAAATTATTATAAGCAGCTTCCATTTGATCTTGTTTTGTATTTAGTGATTTCATTTTTTTTTTACTGGGAATATTATCAATTAATGCTGGTTTTAATTGTGTTAATTCTTCTTTTGTTTCATCTTCAATTTCTTCCTCTTCTCTTTCTCCTTCTTCTTCTTCTTCTTCTTCTTCATCTACATCTACATCATAATCCATATCTAATTCTTCATTTTCTTCTACTTCATCCTCTATATCTTTATTTTTTTTATTTTTTTTTATAGATGGTTTTAATCCTTCTTTATTTGAATTTTTTAACATAGAAAATACGTAACTACCTAATAATGCTATTCCTAAAACATAAATCATATTTTTTGTAAATACTAGAAAAATTAAAATACATAATACTATAAAAATTATTATATCTAAATGTTTTTTATTTAAAATTTTTTGCATTAAAAATAAAAATGCTAATATACTTAAAATGTATAAAAATACCTTATTATTTAATCTATTTAATAATTTATTTTTTGAAAGATTAACATTTTTCATTCCTTTTTTTAACATAATTTTATATATATAATAATATAATATAAAATTAATAAAATTTATTAATTTTATTAACTATAAAAATTTTTTTAAATTACTTATATAATTTTGTAAATAACTTATATCATTACTATTATTTTTTATAGAACTAATATAATCAATTATTATTTTTATAGCTATTATTTGAAGATTTATAAATTCTTTTTTTTCATTTATTTTTTCTTCATATTTTTTTATTTTTTTTATAATTTTTTCTTTTTCATAATCATCATAATAATCTTTATTTAATAAAATTTTATTTAAATTATTATATTTTTTATAATATGAATTATATTTTTTTTTAATACTAGTAATTTCATCATCCATTAATTTTATATCTTTCGCGTCTCCATATATATTTAAAACCATTGTATATATATTATATTTAAAAAATATAAAAATCTAAACATATATTATTTAGGATGAATAAAAATAGTGGAGATATTTTATTAACCGAAGACGATAATCGTTACGTTATGTTTCCTATTAAAGACCAAGACATATGGAAAATGTATCTCAAACAAGAAGATTTATTTTGGAGGGCTCAAGAAGTTGATTTATCAAAAGATAAAGCTGATTGGGAAAAGTTAACTCATGATGAACAGTTTTTTATTAAAATGATTTTAGCTTTTTTTGCCGCAAGTGATGGAATTGTATTAGAAAATCTTGGTATGAGATTTATGGGAGAAGTACAATTGAGTGAAGCAAGAGCATTTTACGGTTTACAAATTGCAATGGAAAATATTCATTCTATTATGTATTCTACATTAATTGATACATATATTAATGATTCTGCAGAAAAAAATAAATTATTTAATGCTTTACATGAATATGAATGTATTAAAAAGAAAGGAGAATGGGCAATAAAATGGATTAATGATAAACGTTCTAGTTTTTCAACCAGGCTAGTTGCTTTTGCTTGTGTTGAGGGTATTTTCTTTTCTGGTGCATTTTGTGCAATCTTTTGGTTAAAAAAAAGAGGTCTACTTCCTGGATTAACTTTTTCAAATGAATTAATATCTAGAGATGAAGCATTACATACAGAATTTGCTGTATTATTGCATAATAAATTAGAGAAACCATTAAAAAAAAATAAAATTCATGAAATTATTAAAGAAGCAGTTGAAATTGAAAATGAATTTATAAATGAAGCATTAAGTTGCAGATTAATTGGTATGAATAGTATGTTAATGCAACAATATATTGAATTTGTCGCTGATAGATTAAGTCTACAATTAGGTGGTGATAAAATTTATGAAAGTAAAAACCCTTTTGATTGGATGGAAAATATTAGTATTGAAAATAAAACAAATTTCTTTGAAAAAAGAGTAAGTGATTACTCTCTTGCTACAAAAATAGATAATAAACAAGATGCTTTTCAATTTACAGATGATGGATTTTAAAATAATATAATATATAAAATATTATATACATATATATTATATTAATTTATTCTTTTTTTATTTTGTTTTTTGTGTTTTCTATTTTTTATTTTTTTTGTCTTTTTTATTTTTTTCATCTTTTTTATTTTTTTCGTTTTTTTTATTATTTTTGTTTTTTTTGTATATTTTCCACCATGTTTTCCACCATGTTTTCTATCATCATTAATCGAAAGTTCTTGAAATAATTTTCTAAATGATTCATCTTCTTCATTTTGTTCAAATTCTTTTTGATTTTCTATATCATAATAATATGCATATAATAATGGCAAAGCATCATCTATATGAATAATATTAAAACTCAATTGCATATTATTACCATTTGGTGGTCTTGCGAAACTTTCAGCTATTTTATAAAATTTTTCTTGACAATCTTTAAATGTATGATTTACTATTGGTGGTTTTACTAATTTTATTGTTATATTTTCACTTGTATTATATAATTCATTTAATTTTGTTTGCATATGATATAATAAATCTTTATATTCAGCTTGAGTAAAAATATTTTCTATTATTTTAGAAAAAGCTGTTTGTATGAAATTATATTTGCATATTACATCTGTAGTATGTAAATGTTTTTTATCTAATTCATTATCATATTGCTGTTTTATCAATATACTATTAATACTTTTTATTTTTCTATTAAAAAAATTTATTAAATTTATCAAAAAATTACTACTTAAAACATCTATATCTTTCTCTTTCGTTTTTATTTTTACATAACATGAATCAATATTTGGATCTAAAAATGATAAAAATATTTGTATATTTATATTTTTTGAAATTTCAATTATTTTTTTTTGATGTTCTAAAAATTTTAATATTTTTATATCTTCTTCTTTTTCTTTTATATTATATTTTTCACTTTGTATTTTTGATAACATATCACTTTGAAAAATTTGAGGAAAAATTATTTTTCTATAATCTATGTTTAATAACTCTTTACATTTTTTTGATAAAAATTTCTTTTTATAGCTTAATAATGGTATGTTTTCTTGTACTTCTTCATATAATTTAGATATTAATTCTAATAGTTTGGTATCGTATATATTTTTTTCTTTTTCAGTATATTCTTTTATTTTTTTATTTAGATTATCTATATCAATACTGTGAAATGTTTTTAATCTACATACAAAAAACCCCGGAGAAGAAACTTTTATACTATTATTAAGAAGTCTTTCATCTACTCCTCCAGATTGTTTTTCTTTTACTATTCTCATTCTTTTTTTACTATTATATTCATACTCTGAATCATCTGATTCATCTGATTCATCTGCTTCATCTACTTTATCTACTTCAGCTGATTTATATCCTTCATCTGATTGTGAATTAATTAAAAGAGTAAAATCTAAATCTGATAAATCATTTTTTAATATAAGCTCTATTGATTCTTCTAATTCTATTTTTTGCTCATCATTTATCTCAATTTCTAACTTTAATTCTAATTTTTCTTGTATAAATATAATTATTTCTTGATCTTTTATTAAGTAGTAATATATTATTAAAGCATATATATAAAACATATTTCCTCCTGCTATTTTAATACAAAAACTAGATGATTCTTCTTCCCTTATACGTTTTTTATTATTATCACTTTTTCCATTTAAATATTTTATAAGTTTTTCAAATAATTCTCGTAAAAATTTATCTTTACTGCATTGTTGTAAAAACAATGTTCTGAGTTTTCTTTTTTCATCTTTATCATCTTTTGTATATTCACGGATTAATTCTAACTCTCCTATAACATAGTCTATAATTTTTTGGTTTGATTCAGTTAATTTATAATTACCTATTTCAACATTCTTAGGAGTAAATGAAAAATCTAAAAATTCCGATACTATATTTATTTTATTAGTTTTTTGTGTTTTATTAGAATCTGATATATTATCTTTTTGTTTTTCATCAGAATCTGATATATCACCACGAGAACGTTTTTTTGTTTTAGAAACAGGTGTAGCCTTCTTTGCTTTCTTAGATTTGGAAGAAGAAATAGGAAGGGGAGGAGGAAGAGAATTTATTTCATCTATTAATCTTGATGGTTTTACTCTAACTCTACTTCCTTGTCTACGTGATTGACCAGTACTTTCTTCTCCATCTGGAAGTGGAATTGGAACCGGAACATCAGAAATTTTACTTTCATTAGATAAATCTAATTCTAAATCTAAATTTGAATCGGGATTACTATCTACTATATTATCATCCATAATTTATATAATATGAATATTATATATATTGTGAATAACCCCATATTATTATACTTATTCTTTTTTCAGATACATAATTTTTTAATTGAGGTATACCATGTCTGTAATCTATATTTACTTGATTACCAAACGCATAGACACTTCCATTTTCTAAAGGAAAATTTATTCTATTATATGATTTTGCATGTTGAAAACTTATTTCTCTTGTTAATCCAAAAGATACTCCAACTGTTATATTTTGTTTTTTTGCTTTATCTGGTTTAAATGCTGCAGCATCATGGTGATATGGTTTCCATTCTTTACTATCATTATATAAATTAAATCTTGTTGCCGAAGGTGTCATATCAAAATATTCACATAATGTATTTATTACATAATTAAAAGATTCTGAATTTTGTTTCCAATTTAATGAATCATCTGCTATATAATGTGAATCACCGTGCCACAATTTATATACATTACTATCTATTTCATTTAATAAATTTTTAAATATATTTTCTCTCCAAATTATATTTTTAACTATACAAACTTCATTTCCACCTTTTATAGAATCATTTACTTTAACTATTAAATCTGGAGCTTCTAATATGGGTTCAAATGATTCTGTATTTTTTTTTGTCTTATTTTGTAATTCTTTTAATTTATAATTATGGTCAAATTTACAATTTGGATTATTACATTCTCTAAAAAAATAATTTCTACATATATTGTCTATATGTTGAAATTTACAATCATCATTTGTACATTTATTATTAACATAATGTTTACAAATTTTCATTATATATTTAATATAAAATATACATTTAAGTAATATAAAAATATAAATTAAATATTTTTATATGAAACAAATAAATAAAATTCGAATATGTTTAATATTAAATATATTCTTATTATTTTTTATAAGTAGTTTTGTTACAAATTTTGCAGGAGAATCAAAATATTTTAGATTTGGACCAAATGAAGACTTTATTTTTATAAGTGTTCCAATTGATAATTATAATAGATATTCATTATTGTTAGTACTAATTTTTTTTAATGATGTTATAAAAGTATTAATATCAGAAATTGGCGAACCTATACTAGTATTTAATGTATATAATCCAGATAAATTGATTATAACTGATTTTACAAAATATCAATTATTATTTTATTCTAATTCTATGTTCTTTATATCAAATATAAGAAGAATATTTGAAATTTTAATTAGTATTACTCAAATAGATATTGCATTGTTTTCTATAATTAATGAGCAAATTGTTTCTACCTTTGCTATTTATTTCTTAGTAAATGAAAAAAAATTTAGTAGAGAAGAAGATACAATAGAATTAAATAATGAGGATACTACATAAATTTATGATACTCTTCCTTGTTGTCCAAATGCTGATGTAAGTTCATCAACTCCATCTTGAACTTGTGGATGTTGTTGTGCATAATTTGTATAAATATCTCTGCCTTTATTTAAAAGTTTATCGTATAGAGCAAATATTTTATTAACTTCATTTTCTCTCAATTTACAATAGTCTATGTCTTTTTTTAATTGTGAATTTGATTGAAGTTTTATGACACTATTATGTAATTTTTCTTGCAATTGTTCTAAATCACTTTCAAGTATTGCTTGTCCTGTATATTTTTTATTTTCTTTATTAAATTTTGAACCATAAAATGCTGCATTTAGTTCTTTTTGAATTTCTTTAATATATGAAATTGTAAATTCAGGAGCTTTTTTATTTGCAATTGTTTCGGCTACTTTCATTAATGTATCCATTTTTTTTGTTTGTTTGCCAGTAGTTTTACTAACAGACATTCTAGAACCTCTAGCTGGTACTGTTTTTTTTGTTTTTTTATTTGACGATTTCATTGTACTAGTATGTTTAAAATCATGCATTGGAACATCTTGTCTAGGTCTTAATTTAACAGTTGGTCCTCTGCCTTTTTTTATTTTTTTTTTATCTCTTTGTGTCTTTCTTGACATTTTATATATATAAATAAATATAATAAATATATTCTATTAAATAAAATATATTTATTATGTGTGGTATTATATTTATATACTCAAAAAAAAATATAAATGTTATAGAATATATATTTAATAGTTTAGAATTACTTCAGAATCGCGGGTATGATTCCATGGGTATTTGTTATAAAAACAATAATAATGAGTATGAAATCATAAAAAAAAGCACAACAAATAATGAAGATTGCTTTGAATTACTAAAAAAATCTTTTATTGAAAGAAATATACAAGAAAATATTTTTTCTAAATTTGCAATTGGACATACAAGATGGGCTACACATGGTATTAAAAATATAATTAATGCTCATCCACATATATCAGAAAAAGGAAATATTATTTTGGTTCATAATGGAATAATAAATAATTATGATATTTTAAAAAAAAAACTTATTAATTATGGAATTAATTTTTATGGAGAGACAGATAGCGAAGTAATATGTAATTTAATAGAATATTATATAATATATATGAATAATGATATACAAAATGCTATAAAAAATACTATAAACGAATTAGAAGGAACATGGGCATTAGTTATATTATATACAAAAGATAAAGATACATATTATATATCTAGAAAAGGTTCTCCTTTATTATTAGGTTATGATGATAATTATATTATATGTTCTTCTGAAAAAAATGGATTTATTGGATTAGTTTATAACTATATAAATTTAAATGATAATTCTATTATTAAAATACAAAATAATAATTATGAATCCATAACAAATAATATTAATTTTGAAATAAAAAAAGTATTACATAATGATATTATTTATAAACATAGTACTTATCAACATTGGTTATTTAAAGAAATCATGGAACAACCAGAAACTATAAAAAAAGCGTATAATTATGGCGGAAGAATTGCAAATAATTCTGTAAAATTGGGTGGATTAGACCAAATTAAAAATATTATTAATTACATAGAACATATTATTTTTATAGGCTGTGGTACTAGCTATAATGCATCCTTAATTGGTGAATATTATTTTAATACTAGTAATAATTTTATTACAGTAAAAGCCATTAATGCATGTGAATTTACTAAAAATAATTTACCAAATATTAGTAATAAATCAAAAATTTTATGTATTTTTTTAAGTCAATCTGGAGAGACTATAGATTTATATAACTGTTTAAATATATGTAAAGAAGAAAATGTTATTACACTTGGAATTATTAATAGCGTTGATTCATTGATAGCAAGAAGTGTAGCATGTGGTATATATTTGAATGCTGGTCCAGAAATTAGCGTTGCTTCTACAAAATCTTTTACTTCTATGATTATTGTAATAAGTTTGTTAGAAATTTGGTTCTCTCAAAATTTAAAAACTAATTTTTTAAATAATAATATTAAATTAGATAATCTGCAATATTTATCTTCAACAATAGAAAAAATGTTTTGCGATTTTTCTTTCTTACAAACTATAGATAATTTAAAAGATTTTATAATAAAATCTAATATTAATAATATTTTCATTCTTGGAAAAAATATAATGTATCCAATTGCATCTGAAGGTTGTTTAAAAATAAAAGAAACATGTTATATTCATGCAGAAAGTTTTAGCGCTGGTTCTTTAAAACATGGCCCATTTGCTTTATTAGATAAAGATAATTTAACTATATTATTAATAGATTATAATAATATAACCACATTTGAAAAATTAAAATCTACATTTCATGAAATAGATTCGAGAGAAACAAATATATTTGTTATAACAAATTCAAAATATGTTATAGAAACATTAAAATTGAGAGATAACAAATATTTATTATTAGAAAGACTAGACTATTATAATGAAATTATATTTACAATTACATTACAATATTTATCATATCAAATTTCTATAGCAAAAGGAATTAATCCGGATAAGCCAAAAAACTTAGCAAAAACTGTTACAGTTGAATAAAATTATAAATAGATGGTATTACTTCTTTATCTGTTTCTAATAAATCTTCTACATTTTTTAATTCATGTAATCCTATTGTTAATATTTCACTATTTATTTCTGGATTTAACTTTATTTCATTTTTCCAATCATTAACTATAAAAACATTTAAAATTATTTCATCATTTTCTACTCTATTATTTGGAAATTCTATTATATTTTTATAGTCTACTTCAATAGAAAGTTCTTCATACAATTCTCGTTTTAATGCATCTTTAAATGTTTCACCTTTTTCTAATTTACCACCAGGAAATTCATATTTATTTGGTGAATGTTTTAATTTAGCACTTCTTTTTGGTAAAAAAATATTATCATTTTTTATTAAAACACCCGCCGAAACTAATAATTTATACATAATTATATATAAATTATTAATTTTATATTTTTTTATTATGATATATTCTATTTAATGACCAAACTACTCCTTCGCCTGGCTTTTTTAATAAATTATTGCGAAGTTGTGAGTTTTTTTCTACATCTTTAATATAATAATTCTGTGATAAAGGATCTAATAATGTTTTAAATGAAATTATATTAATCATAAACTCATTTTTTAAAATATTTTTTTTATTTTCTTCATTTTCAACAATATTATAGTCTAATTCTTTTATTGAATCTAAATTATCTTTTAAATTATTTCCTTGATAATCACCAGGATCTCTATTATTAATTAATCTTTTAGACGAATCAATTATATGAATTATTTCTTTAGAATGAATATTAAAAAATACACTTCTATCGATAATTAAATTATTTTTTATTGCTCTATCATTCATTGCATTATCCTCTAGCCCCCAACCATATAAATTTGGAAAACCATTACATAATTCAAAATCTTCGCCTGTTATTGAAAAAATTCCACCTAAAGTATACGTGAAACCATAAAAATGTTTTACAACTCCTTTTAAAGTTTTGTATTCTAACATATTTTTTTTTATTGGTAATGTATCAATATCATTAAAAACAAATGTTATATTTTTATAATCATTAGGATATTTTTTTTTTACACATAAAAAACCTATATTTTTTGTACCACCTCTTGTAAATGGTTTATTCTCTGTTTGATGACTATAATAAATTTCATAATCACTTTCTAAATAGTCTTCTAATAAATAACTCATATAAACAGAAAAATGTGTTTTTTCTAATTCACGATTTTTATATGGTATAATAAATACTATTTTTGGAACCATTATTAATAAATAATAAAAAAAAATTGAATAATTATATTTATTTTAATTTATAAATATAATTTAAACCATGGAAAATATTTTACAAAATGGTATGAATATTACACATAATGAAAAATATAATCCAGAATTGATTTTTCAAATCATTCAAAAGCTTATAGATAAAAAAAATTTATATCCAGAAATTTTGAGAGAAGCATGTAAAGAAATTAAAATATTAATTCAATTTCATAGACCAGAATGGTATATAGAACTTGATGATGATTTGCAACATATAGTAGAAGAAAATATTAAAACTTCATATTTAAATCTTGTAAATAATTTTATAATGGATGAATTTTATAATAAAGATGATTGTAAACATAAATCAAAGCGCCCTAGAATAAATTAAATATTTAATTTATTAATTTTCAATTGATTTGTTTCTAATCTTTTTGTAAATAAAAATTTATCACTATTTTTTCTTCTTCTTTGTAAATTACATTCTAAACAAGAGATTATTGTATTATTATTTGTATGTTCATCATAATTATTTATTCTGTCAAGAGTCCACTGTTTCTTATATCTAACATTTTTAAATAATAAAAAAACTTCACAATTACAATAATAACAAAATAAATTACAATTGAAAAGTTTATTAATTACATCAGTCAATGTAATCAAATTATTTTTTTCATGAAAATCTTTTTTTATATCTTGTGATTTATAGCTTGAAATTTTTTTTTTTAATTCATTAATTAAAAATTTTTTTTCAGGAAAATCTTTATTTAAAAAAATATTTTCAATTAGTTTTTTTTGTTTTTCATGATTATCAAAAGAATCATCTATCAAATTAGACAAACTTATATCAGATAATACATTTTTTATAATTTCCCTAGTTTTTTCTTCTTTATTTTCTTCTATATTTTTCTGTTTATTATTTTTATCAATTATTACTATCTTTTTCATTATTATTTATTAAATTTATTATATATTATATTTATTAAAATACTTAAATAAATAAATATAAAATTATTTTATTAATTATATTAAAATAAAAATGACCATAAAAGATATCAATGAAAAAAATAGTAATATTGATATAAGAAATGAAGAAGTAGAAAATAAAGAAGAAAATAAAGAAGTAGAAAATAAAGAACTAGAAAATAAAGAACTAGAAAATAATGAAGAAATTATTATTAATAATTCAAGTGATGATTGTCATGAATTGAAAAATATAGCCTACAAAACAATGTTAATAAATGGAAATGATATAAATCCAATATATGAAAGTGATAAAAAAAAAAATATAATTAATTCTTTTTTAGAAAATGAATCAAATGTTAATAAAAATGAATCATGGAATAAATTAGATAGAACACAAAAATTAATAAGATTAAATAAATATGCCGAAATAATTGCTAAAAAGAATTTTAATTTAAGTGATGAAGAAGTAGATTCTTTAAAAAAATATTTTTTAAAGTGCTTAGACAGAAAAAATTTAATGAAATCAAAAGAGGTAATATATAATAAAGAAATTGGAGAAATCACAGGAATACCATTATTATTTTATAATAGTGAAAATAAAATTTTTGTATTAAAAAAAGATGAAAAACATGTATCAACTGTAAAATCTTTACCTGAAAAAAAAAATAAAACATTAAAAATTTAAAATAATATTATTTTAAAATAAATTGAACATATAATTTTAAAATAATATTATAGTAAATATTATGAATAATCATATATATATTAATAAATTTATATATAATTGGTTGAAGATTAAAAATATTAATTATGATAATAATATTTTAAATGATCTAACCGAAGAAAATTTTTATAATCATATTAATTTTTTAAAAAACAATATCGACCAAATTATGTACACAGATTTATATTATAATATGTATGAAGAGTGTTATCAATTAGAAAAAGTAAAATATATAGAATCAGAATTATATAAAGAAATTTTTAATAATATTCAACTAGAAGATTTCACAAATATTCTTATTCAATCAATTAAGTTATCATTATCTATTATATTTAAATTTGTTATACCAAGAAGAGAATATAAAAAATCTTTTATTAGAAAAAATATAAATAATAAAAATATTAATTTACAATGTAAATTTAAAATTATAAAAAAAAGATTGGATTATTTAAAAGATATTAAACAACCAGAACAAAGAACAGATGAATGGTACATATTCAGAAATTCTACACTTACTGCTTCAAATATTTGGAAAATATTTTACAGTGAACATAGTCAAAATCAATTAATTTTAGAAAAATGTCAACCCATTGATATTAATAAATTTAAAGTAACTAATTTAAATTCTCCATTACATTGGGGTCAAAAATATGAGCCAATATCTACCCAATATTATGAATTTATTAATAATACAAAAGTTACAGAATTTGGATGCATACCACATGATAAATTTTCATTTCTTGCTGCATCACCAGATGGTATTGTATGTGATGAACAATCTAATTTATATGGTAGAATGTTAGAAATAAAAAATGTTGTTTCAAGAGAAATAACCGGTATTCCAAAAATGGAATACTGGATACAAATGCAATTGCAAATGGAAGTATGTGATTTAAATGAATGTGACTTTTTAGAAACCAAATTTTTGGAATATTTGAATTACGAAGAATATAATACTGATAATACAGATAAGCATAAAGGTTTTATGTTATTATATTATAATGAAAATAATGAACCCCATTATGAATATCCACCATTTAATAATTATGATTTTTCATCAAATGAATATATTAATTGGTATAAAAACATTGAAATACAAAATCTTGAAAAGAAAAATACATTTAGTAAATATGTTTATTGGAAATTAGAAATTATTAGTTGTATTTTGGTTTTGAGAAATAAATTGTGGTTTAATAATATTTTTCAAAATATTGATATATTTTGGAAGAATTTAATAAATGAAAGAGAATCGGGACAATATAAAGAAAGAATTAAAAACAAAAGAAAATTAGAAATTCAAGATTTTAAAAGTAAAAGTGATTTTCCTAATCCTGGTTGTCTAATTGATTTAGACAATGATAAAAAAGAAGAAAAAAATTTTATAATTAATGTAAAAACTGATTAATATTCATGATAATAATATTTACCATCTTCTCCTAAAACATAATATGATGAATATTTATAATAAACACATACATCATGCCATCCATGTGTTTGTATTGAACCATATTTTCCAGGATATAAATGATAGTCATATGGTTTATCAACCATATATCCTTGTTTTCTTAAATTTTTTTTTTTTATAGAATAATTTAAACATGGACATGCTAATTCTATAATACTTATATTACAATCAATATCATAATCGCTATTATCTATTTCTTTTTCTTTTTCTTTTTCTTTTTCTTTTTCTTTTTCTTTTTCTTTTTCTTTTTCTTTTTCTTCATGTTTAGATTCTTCTGTGTTATCTTGAAAATAACATGATTCAGGTTTTAGATTATCTATTTTTAAATCTAAATTGTCTAAATTATATGTATAATATCTTCTATTAAAAGTATTATATATTTTATCTTTTTTTTTATTAAAATAATAATGTTGAGAATTCAAATTATATTTGTATCTTTTTTTTCTATGTTTTTCTTCTTGCATTATATAATAATGTAAAATATATTTTTATTTAAAAAAAAAATATACATCTAATTTGTCTTAAAAAAATAAATTATTTTTTTAAATAATTTAAAATTAAATTAATAGTAATAATTATAGTATGAAAAATTCTAAAAATAATAATGTTTCAGAAATGTATATCATTAAAAGAAACGGAAAAAAAGAAATTATATCTTTTGATAAAATATTAAAAAGAATTAAAAATCTAGGTAAAGAAATTGGCCTTCAAAGTATAGCTTATGCACAAGTTACTATGAAAATCATTGACCAATTATATGATAACATAGAAACTACTAAAATTGATGAATTAACAGCAGAACAATGTGCATCTATGGCATCAACACATCCAGATTATACTATGTTGGCTAGTGCAATATCTATATCTAATTTACATAAAAATACTAGTGAATCTTTTTATGATACAATGATTAAACTATATAATTTTGTTGATGTAAATAATAATGGTTATAAATTAATAAGTAATGTTTTAATTGATACTCTTGAAAAAAATAAAGAAATTATTGAATCTTTTATTGATTATAAAAGAGATTATTTATTTGATTTTTTTGGATATAAAACTCTAGAAAGAGCATATCTTATGAAATGTAATAATAAAATAATAGAAAGACCCCAGCATATGTTTATGCGGGTAGCACTAACTATACATAATGATAATATGGAAAAAGTTAAAGAAACCTATGATGAAATGTCAAAAAAATATTTTATTCATGCCACTCCAACATTATTTAATGCGGGTACTCCTAGACCACAATTAAGCTCTTGTTATTTAATTGCTATGGAAGAAGATTCTATTGATGGTATTTTTGATACACTTAAAGATTGTGCAAAAATATCAAAATGGTCTGGTGGAATCGGATTACATATTCATAATATTAGATCTTCGGGTTCTCATATTAGAGGAACCAATGGTGTATCTAATGGAATTATTCCTATGCTTGGTGTTTATAATAAAACCGCACGTTATGTTGACCAAGGTGGAAAAAGAAATGGAAGTTTTGCAATTTATTTAGAACCACATCATCCAGATATTGAAGATTTTTTAGAACTAAAAAAAAATCACGGAGATGAAGAATCTAAATGCAGAGATTTATTTTATGGTATTTGGATTAGTGATTTATTTATGGAAAGAGTTAAAGAAAATAAATTATGGTCATTATTTTGTCCTGATAAAACACCTGGATTAGCAGATGTATACGGTGAAAATTTCAAAGATTTATACATAAAATATGAAAAAGAAAATAGATATATCAAGCAAATAAATGCTAGAGATTTATGGATGAAAATTTTAGATTCACAAATGGAAACTGGTACACCATATCTTTTATATAAAGATGCATGTAATCAAAAATCTAATCAAAAAAATCTTGGTACTATTAAAAGTAGCAATTTATGTACAGAAATTATAGAATATTCTGATAAAAATGAAACAGCTGTTTGTAATTTAGCATCAATTGCTTTAAGTATGTATGTAAATGAAGATAAGACATTTAATTATGATAAACTTTATTCAAATACTAAAATTTTAGTAACAAATTTAAATAATATTATTGATATTAATTATTATCCAACATTAAAAACAGAACGCTCTAATCTTAATCATAGACCAATTGGAATTGGTGTTCAAGGATTGGCTGATACATTTTTCAAAATGGATCTAGCTTTTACATCAGATGAAGCTAAACTTATTAATAAAATGATTTTTGAAACAATATATTATGCTGCATTAGAAAGAAGTAATGAAATTGCAAAAGAAAGATATGAAGATATGTTATACTTAAAACAAGAATATTTGTATGGAAATTGGAATTTTATAGAAAATGATGACAATAATAAATTTAAAAAATATGATATTTATAATCTAACAGAAGCATCTATGTCTTCTGCTGTTTCTACTGATAATAAAATAGAATTTTTATTAAATAAATATAAACCAATAAAAAGTGAAATTGAAAAATTATCAGATAAATTAATGGGTTCATATTCATCTTTTAATGGTTCTCCTATGAGCGAAGGTTTATTTCAATTTGATTTATGGAATGAAAAACCTATTGAAGATAGATATGATTGGAACAAACTAAAACAAGATATTATTACTTATGGTTTAAGAAATAGTTTATTAACAGCACCAATGCCTACTGCTAGTACAAGTCAAATTTTAGGTAATAATGAATGCTTTGAACCAATTACCAGTAATATTTATAGCAGAAGTACATTAGCTGGTCAATTTATTTTAGTTAATAAATATTTAGTTAATGAGTTAATTAAGTTAAATCTATGGAATGAATCTATAAAAAATAATATTATTCAAAATAAAGGAAGTATTCAACATATTGAAAATATACCATCAAATATAAAAAATAAATTCAAAACTGTTTGGGAATTACCAATGAAAGACATTATTAATATGTCAAAAGATAGAGGTATTTATATATGTCAATCACAAAGTTTAAATTTATGGATGGAAGACCCTGACCCTACCGCATTAACCAATATGCATTTTTACAGTTGGAAAATTGGATTAAAAACTGGAATATATTATCTAAGAAGAAAAGCTAGACATCAAGCTCAACAATTTACTATTGAACCAAAAAAAAATGATGAAAATGATAATGATGGAGACTGTTTAATGTGTGGTTCTTAGTTTGACCATTCAATTATATTTAACTACTTGATTATATGTCGGTAATATATCATCAAAAATTTCATCTTTAAATTCTTGATATTTATTTTCATCAGATAAAATATTATTGTCATTTAAATTATTATTTGAATTTTTATATAAAATTTTTTTTAATATATAGTAAAAACAATACATATATAAATATAAAAACATTTTTATATGTATTATTAATGAAAAATACGTTAAAAAATAATATTAAATTTGAATATATAAAATATATTTATAATTTTTTTTTTGGTAAATATAAAGAATCTATTCCTTTATTAGGTAGGTGGTGTCATGTAAATGTTCCCAATTGCAATTCCAATACCATATTAAAAAAAATAGATTTTGCAAATAATGATAATAATTTATCTTATAAAATTAAATAAATTATTTTAAATCAATGAATAATTGTTTTATTTTTTCATTTATTTCTATTATATCAATGTTATAAACATATTTTATATAACATCTCAGTGTACATAAAATGTCTACTAATGAATTATGTAATTCTTTTGGAATTGGTGTTTCTGGAAATAATGTACTATATAATTCTATTAATTTTGGTTGTTTAACATATGTTTTATTTGTTCTAGTTAATGCTATAATATTACAAAATGCAGTTGTATTTTTCATTGTACAATATTCCATTTTTGTTATTTTTTTGTTATTTTCATAAGTAGTAAAATTTTGTTCTACTTTATTTCTTAATGATTCTACAAAAATCATTCTTTTATCAAATGAAATATTATGACCTACTACTATATCACATAATTTTAAATATTTATTAAATTCATTTAGTGTTGGAATAATATGTTTACCATTTAAATCCAAAAATTCACGAGATATTTTATGAGTATTAAAACTTTCTTCCGTAATTTCAATATTTGAATCAATCTTTATATAATTATCTTTAATTATTGCATTATTATTTGACATATCATAAAATATATAGCTTAATTGAATAATATATGGCCATTGATTAAAATTATATATCGAAGCATTATTTTCTGGTAATCCTGTTGTTTCTGTATCAAATACTAATATTTTCATAATATATATTAATTATTATTTATATTTAAAATATTTATCATTTTTTTATAAATTATTTTTTATTAATTTTAATTATACTATACTATATATCTATATATATATAGTATAATAAATGATTTATGGAGAAGATCCAATCACAAAAGAATCTTTAGAAATAAATGAATGGTTAAATGAAAGTGATGATAATATTTTATTAATTATAGATAAAAAACTATATATCTATATATATATATATAGTATAATAAATGATTTATGGAGAAGATCCAATCACAAAAGAATCTTTAGAAATAAATGAATGGTTAAATGAAAGTGATGATAATATTTTATTAATTATAGATAAAAATATAAAAAATATTTCTTTAACTCCCTCATATAATCCAGAAAAAAAAAAAATTAATGATAAAATATATCTTTTTAAAAGAAGTTATTTACAAGTACCAGAATTAAAACATATTTATTATTATTGTATTCTTGAAAATGAACAACTTATGGTTAATCAAACATTTAATAATAAAACTAATTATTTTAATTTAGGTTATTATTTAGGAAAACGTATATTAATAAATTTAAATCAAATTAATAATAAAAATTTAAAAATTAAAAATAGAATTTTTAAACTTGATTTAACTGATTCTGAAGAATATGAATTTATTGATAAAGAATCATTATTAATGAGTCAAATTGTATTAAGCAATAAAAATGTTTTAAAAGCACCAAAAGGTATTACTTCTGATGAAAAAAAAGAATTTGATGCTAGAAAAAAAATGGAAAATTTAATTACTAAAAAAAATTTACCCATAAAAAAAGAAGTCTATTTTGAAGAAATTATGAGTAAAGCATTAATAAATTATTCATATCAATGGGATTCTGCAATTAATTTATATTTAAGAACAGGAGATAATTATTTTAATACCGATATATTCAAACAGTATCATAGACGTTTTGGTAAAACAATTGAAGAAGCTATTCAAAATGTTAAACAGAAAGTATTAGATATTGATAGAGCATTTTTAGAAGCAGCACCAAGAAATGAAAGTAATATTAATGTTTTCTATCGTGGAATGCAAAGACCATTTGAAAAATTAATAAATGTTGGTGATAAAGAAACTATTAGTAATTTTATTTCTGTTAGTACTTCTTTTAATATTGCATTAAGATTTTCTGGAGTTTTACGTGGCACTAAATGTTGTTTATATACATTACAAATTGATAAAGGAATTCCAATTATTGATATGGTTAGAACTACAAAATACAAACATGAAAAAGAAATATTATTACCTAGAAATCTTATTTTTGAATTAATTAAAATTGATATGATTAAATATGGAATTCATAAAGAAATTCCTGTTTTTTGTTTAAAAGTTCATTTACAAAATTCTAATCAATTTAAATTAACTACTGGTTGTAAAAAATTTTTACTTGGAAATATTATTCCTTATACTCCATCTTATTATACAAATGAAGTAAAAAATTCTAAACCTGAAATTGCAAAAGATAATAATAAAAAAGCTTTAAAAATAGATAATAAATATGAAGAACATATTGAAAATCATAAAATACAACTTATTGGTAAAAGATGTCCAAAAGGTTATAGAATACATAAACCAACTAATATGTGTGAATTTTTTGGTCATCCTGAAAGTAAAACAAAAACTAAAAAGAAATCACCAATTGAAAACAAACAAAAAAAATCTAGATGTAAAAATGGTACAAGACGCAATCCTAAAACAGGAAATTGTGAACCAAAATAATATATATATTGTTACATAAAAAAAAAAATGATTTATATTATTACATATTTAAATAATATAAATCAAAATATAATGAATTATTCAAACAATGAAGTTTCTATATATACAAATACGTGTCAAAAAATAAAAGAAGAAACTCAATATTTAACTACACTAAATCAGTATAATGAATTAATAGAACTGATAGATTTATTTTCAATAAATTCATCTAGTTCATCTAAAATAAGACTTAAAGAAAAACAAAAAGATATAGATGCATTCTTTAAACCAAAGTTAAAAGAAGAAAAAAGATTATTAACAAATACAATGCGTAGAATTCAATATCATAATAATAGATGTCAATAAAAAATTTATTTTTAAAAAATTATTTAAAAAAAAATTGATTCAATATTTTTTTTATATTTATTTAAATAAACAATTAATATAATGCAGAGCCATCCAATGTTTTCAGAGAAAATGCTTATGATTCCTGATTATGTGCTTCCTCGTGATGTTCCAGCTATTTATAATTATTTTAAAAATTTTAATATTGCCGAAATTCGGAGTGTTGAATATAGAGACCACGAAGAAGAAGAATATTGGGTCGAAGATAAACCATTTTATGGTTATGCAGTAATTGAAGTAAATTATTGGTATAATAATACTGGTGCTGAAAATTTTTATAAATCAATTTTTGATAAAAAATGTAAAATGGTATATGATGACCCATTTTATTGGGAACTCACATTCTATAATAATCATGTAAACGATTTTAATAGCCCAAATAATATTGAAAATGATTATTTTAACCTTGAACAAGAAAATAGTCATGAAGAACTAGACAATAAAGTTGAAAATAATTATGATGATGATTATGATGATTATGATGATAATTATGAGGAATATTATAGTGGAGACGAGAAAGATGATAATAATGATAAAGATTATGAATATCAAGATACAGACGATGAAGAAGATAAACCATAAGAATATGAATATCTTTATTAAAAAATAGATAAAAAGGTTAAATTAAAAAAAAAACCAAAAAAAAATAATGATAATGATGATAAAAAAAATACAGAACTCCTAACAAGTAAAAATTATATGAAAAGAAATAAACGTAAGGATTTTAAAAATGTATGGGTTCGTCGTCTTCGTCAAAAGACAAATTAATTATTCATAAAATGATTCACTATTTATATGTGCGGTTTTACATAAACCATAAGTAATTCTATGCCAAGGAGAAATTCCAAAATTTTTTATTCCTTCGATATGAACTTTTGTACCATAACCTTTATTTTTTTCTAAACTATAATATGTATTTAATTTTGGATAATTATTACATAATTCTTTAATATAACTATCTCTTTCTACTTTAGCTAATATTGATGCTGCTGCAATTGAACAATATTTATTATCACCTCCTTCTATTGTAATATGACTAATTTCTTTTAATTCATTATTCAACATTATTGTAAATGGTTTAAAATCATTACCATCTACTATTAAATATACATCTGATATATTTTTTTTATCATTATTAAAATTATTAATAACATTTGTTATCGATTTATTCATAGAATTTAATGTAGATAATCTTATATTATTCTTATCTATAAATTTTTCATCATTATAAGTTACTGACCAATATAATGCATTTTCTTTTATATAATTATACACTTCAATGATTTTTTTTTCTGATGTAAATTTTTTACTATCTTTTAACAAGCTATAATTAAAATTTTCACTTTTAGGCAAAATTACTGCTGCTGTATATACTCTTCCAAATAATGGACCTCTACCCGCTTCATCTATTCCTACTTCATATAAATTATTTTTATCATTATAAAAATGTAGTAATTCTTTTTTTTTCATTAAATAAAACTTTTTAATATATATAGATTATATATTAAACAATGAATTTCAATTTTAAAAATAATTATATAATTATTTCTTTGCTTTTATTATTAATAATTTCATGTTTTTGTTTTATAAATAATAAAACAACAAGTGTTTTAGAAAATTTTAATAATAATTTTGAGTTGCCAGAAATATTTTTAAAAAATTTTAAATCTTTAGGAAATGGTACAGGTGATCTATCTGGATATGTATTTTATATTTTAGAAGATACTAATACTAATAATTATGTTTCAAGCAATTCCCCTTACTATATAGAAATTAGCAATAATCAAAATATTTTAGATAATTTTACTATAAATAAACAATTAGATATTTCAAAGAATGATTTTTTAAACACTTATTCTAATTATTCTGTAGACTTAAATAATAATAATTATCAAGGAATTAATATTTTAGACAAATTATTACCAGCTAATCAATTATATAATTTTATTGAAATTGATACTAGTAATATATATTTAAAAAATGCATCTTATAAAAATAAAACAACTTTAAACATAAAGAAAGATACAACAAATACTTTTACAAGACATAATAAATTAATATTATTACTTAATAAAAATGAATCTTCTACAGAAACTCTATATATTTATGATTTAAGTAAAAATATAATGAATATTGATATTACCATAGATAATAGTAATATTATTCAAGATGGTAAAATATTAAATTTAATACCTGTCACTAATAACGTGGTTACTCCTAACCCTAACCCTAATACTGAAATTTCTAATAATAATTTAAATAAATATCCACCTGCATTATTAAATCAGTTATTAATTGGAAATAAAAGTATTACACAAAATGAACTAAATGCATTTATGTTAAATAATACAAAAAATATTGGTAATTATAATTCACCTTATTATAATAATTCATTTGAATATGCTATGAATAGTTTATCAAATCCACTTGTAAATAATTTAGATACAAATAATCCATCTCAATATTCACAAATGTTATTTCAAAATAATAATATGTGTAATAATGATAATTGCTGTCATACACATAAAGACATAAGTAATAATAATTCCAAAAATAAAAATTCAGAGAAAACTAATTCGAACAATTTACTTCCTAGAGATATCAGAAATGATAATACTAACACCAATAATACTAATAATACTAATATTAATAATAATATATCCAATAGTTATTTAGACGCTACAATAAATGATAACATACAAAATAATATTACTTCCAAAAATAAAAATAAAAAATCGTTAGATATAAATTCATTAGACGAAAATCGTCCAATATCTACAAGTAAAACAAATATAACAACAAATTTTCATCCAAGTTTATCAAATTCTGAAATTTCTAGTGAAATGCCAAGACCTATGTTAGCTGACTTTAGTAATTTTTAATAAATTGAAGTATAATTATTTATATGCATATATAATTATACTTTTTCTCTCATATTTTAAAAAATAATTTTTGTATTATTTTATTTTAAAATATTCATTTAAAGTATTATTAATAAAATAATAATCTATTTTCAATCAAATAAATTATTACCTCATCCACCTCTTTGTTTTTTTACTTTTCTTTTATAAACTTTTCTAGTTCTTTTTTGAGTTTTTAATAATTTACCTTTTTTCAATTTATTATTTTTTGACATTTTTGTACGCTTTTTTTGCAATTTTCTTGTATTTTTATACATTTTTATACTATATACAAATATAAAAATATATTATAATTTTTTTTTTAAACATTTTTTATCTATTTTAAATGTCTTACATTTACGTTCTTGTGGAACAATATTAATAACGCATTTTGATTTTTTTCCATAAAGAGGTGTTACACAACCTTTCTCTTTTTTATTTTTTAATGTTTTATTTTTATAATTAAAAATTTTTGGCTTTTCTAAAGTACATCTTGAACGAAAATGTTCATACTTATCTCTCACATCACAATATTTTAGACCAGATTTTTTTTTTAACATTTTATTTATTAATTCATGTAAATTAAAAACATAACGAGAAAAATTATTTCTATTTTCAAAGACTTCATCTTTTAATGGAAATTTTTTAAAATTATTTCCTAAATTTATTCTACAATATTTACATGGTAAAGTATATTGTAAATTTAATAATAATTGTTTATATTTTTGTTTTTGAATTTTTGTAGGATTTACTGGATAATTAAAACTAACCAAATGTAAATAATGCCATAAACTTGGTCCCCACACACTTGTTAACATTCCATCACCACTAGAATAATCTTTTTTATTATAAACTCTATTACTAGACATTAATATATTATTATATTTTAAAATATAACAATATAATATAATATAATATTATATATTATATATTATAATGAATATTAAAAATATTCAAAAAGATATTAAATCTTATATTAATATCACAAATAATAATTTATTTTTTTATATTATTATATTATCCGTATTATTTGTAGTAATATCATATATTATTTTTAGTAAATTCATTATGCCAAGATATTTATCAAAAAATCCACTTAATAAAGAAATAAAAAATATAGATGAATCTAATAGTGATAAAATAAATATTATATTATTTAAAACAGAATGGTGCCCATATTGTAAAAATGCACAAAAAGAATGGAAAAAATTTGAAAATTATATAAAAAATATTAATAATTCAAGAGAAGATAATGAAAAAATATTATCTTCAATAATTGATTGTGATGAAAATGATGAATTAGCAAATAAATATAATATTCAAGGATATCCAACTGTCAAAATGATACATAAAAATAAAATATACGATTTTGATGCTAAGGTAAATAATAATAATCTAACTGAATTTTTAAATACAAAATTATAATTTTATTTATTTTATTTTTCATTTGATTCATTTAATTCATTTAATTCATTTGATTCATTTGATTCATTTGATTCATTTGATTCATTTAATTCATTTGATTCATTTGATTTATTTGATTCATTTAATTCATTTGATTCATTTGATTCATTTGATTCATTTAAATTATATAATTCAATCGATAAATTATACATTTCTTTATATTCGCAATAATTATTTTTTATATATAAATCTCCCAAATTTTCACCATAACATATATATTTTTTGATTAAATTTTTATTACTAATAATATTTATCCATTGTCCAATACTAACAGAATTCATTAATATTGAAACATTTATCTTATATTTAGAATCAAAAAAAAATTTATTATTTATATTATTTAGATTTGATAGTCTTCTACTAATAACATTAATTAAATGCAGTAATATTTCAAACAAAGAAGAATCATTAGTTATTCTTTTTTTAATAATATTATTATTATCTTTTTTTAAAGTAGAATCATTATATAATATCAAACAATTACTAAAAGAATAATCTTTATCTATTTTTTCTTTAAAATCAAGTATATAATTATCTATTGGACAATTTGATATAAATCCGCCATCTAAATATATATTATTATCTATACTTAAAGGAATAAATAAAATAGGTATTGAACAAGCTGTATATATTGCATCTAATACTTTTATTTCTGGAGTGTTCAAATAATTAAATATTTTTACTTCAAAATCATTTAAGCTGGTAGAATTAATATTAAAATATATATTAGTTTTATTATATAATTGTAAAAAAGTACAATTTTCATCCACATCTAATGGAGATGCTAACATAATTGATTTTAAAAATGTTTTTATAAAATCAGAGTTTATTAAACCTTTATTTTTTATTATATTTAAAAAATTATTTAAATTTAAATCATATAGTTTATTATATGGTCTATTTATCAAATAATGTGTTATATCATTGTAATCATTATTCAATATAAAAATTAAACCTATTATACTACCAATAGATGTTGAATATATATTTTTTATTTTTTCATATACTATTTCTTTTTTTTCTAAAAATTTTTTCAATATACCAAATTGCACTAATCCAATTGGACCTCCGCCACATAAAATTAATGTATCAATATTCATATATAATAAAATTGATTTTATATTTAATAATTTTTATTAAAAATTAGTTATTATTAATAAAAATTTATTTTTAATAAATATATATATATGGAAAAATTTATTAATTTCTCTGGAGATGAAGAAGATATTAGTAGTAAAATTAATATGGATGAACTTTTTTTAAAAAAACAACAACAATCTATGTCAGTACTTAATAATTATAACAAAATTCTTAATAGAGTACATAATAAAATTAAATATACATCAAGACAACTTATCAATGATGAATGTTGTTGGTGTGTTATACCAGAATTTATTATAGGAATACCAAAATATAATCAAAATGATTGTATAGCTTATGTAATTCATAATTTAAGAGAAAATGGTTTTATTGTAAAATATATACATCCAAGTTTATTATTTATCAGTTGGAAACAATGGATACCATCATATGTTAGAAATGAAATTAAAAAAAAAACCGGTAAAACTATAGATGAATATGGTAATATAAAAAATGAAAATAATGATGAACAAAATAACGAATATAATAATTTTTCAAATTTAAATATTAAAAATTTATCAAACAAAAGTTCAAATAAAACTTCAAACAAAGATAATAATTTTAAAGATATAAATTCATATAAACCTTCTGGGCTAATTTACACCGAATCTATGTTAAAAAAATTAAACATTAATTAATTTTTTTTTAGATTTTTTATAATTACTTTTTTTTCTTTTTCGTGTACCACCTGTATTACGATTTTCTTTATCTTTTTCTAATACTTCTTCTACTTTTTCTACTTTTTCTGGAGCTACTTCTTCTTTTACTTCTTTTACTTCTTCTGGTACTTCTTCTACTTTTTTTGGTACTTCTTCTACTTTTTCTGGTACTTTTTCTACTTTTTCTGATGCTTCTTTTATTTCTTCTGATGCTCCTTCTACTTTTTCTGATGCTTCTTTTATTTCTTCTGATGCTCCTTCTACTTTTTCTGATGCTCCTTCTACTTTTTCTGATGCTTCTTTTATTTCTTCTGGTGCTCCTTCTACTTTTTCTGATGCTTCTTTTATTTCTTCTGGTAATTCTTCTACTGGGGCTTTTTCTATTTCTCTTAAATTGATTAAAGAATATTTTTCTATTAATATATCAAATATATTTTTTAAATGTTCAAAAAATGTTATATATAAATCCATTAATATAATTTTTGATTTATATGTATATCTAAATATGTCAACATATGTGATATTATCTTTTATTTTTTCTATTTTTTTATCTTTAATTGAAAAAATATTAGATATTATATTATCATATAGTAAATTTCTATTATCAGTATAATCGTTAAACATTTTATTTATTTCTTTTTTTATTTTCTCAAAAATTTCTGTTTTATCCTTTTCAGAATAATTAGATACTAATTTAAAACCATCTTTTTTTATTACATCACAAACATTTTCTTTATATTTTTTAGTAAACATTTTTTCTATTTTTTCTTTTAATTTTTTATTTTTATCATTATAATTATTTATCATATCTGAATACTCTTCTGATATTTTAGTATCAAGATTACTTAATTTTTCTTTTATTGCTTTATCTTTTTTATATATTTCTTTTATAATATTATCTTGATTAAATATTATATTTTTACTAACAATTTTATCATATAATTTATCGTCACATAAAATATCAAAAATTTTACTATCATTTATATTTTTTATAAATTGTTTAGATGAAGGAAATGCATTTTTCTTATATATATTTTCATCTAGCCTTACTTTTTTTTCTTCATTATTATCTTCTTCTGTTGTATCATCTTTATTTTTTATATTATGATAAACTGAATTTAAAAATATAAATACAATATTATTTAAATTACAATTTTTTATATTACAATTTAAGTTTTCTTCTTTTAATTCTTCATTTTCATCATTTAAATTATCTTCAGCTTCGTCATTTACTTCATCTTGAACATCTACTTCATCTACTTCATTTACTTCATTTACTTCATTTACTTCATTTACTTCATTTACATCATTTATTTTTTTTTCAACTTCATCATTTACTTCTTCTTCTTTTGATTTTTTACTGTCATTTTTTAAAAAAGTAAAAAGATTATCAAAAAGTCCCCCACCTATTTTTATATCATTTTGTTTATCTTTTTCTAATTCTACTTTTACTTCTAGTTCTTTTTCTACTTCTTTTTCTGGTACTTCTTCTACATTTTCTGGTACTTTTTCTACTTCTTTTTCTACTTCTTTTTCTAATGGTGCTTCTAGTTCTGGAACATCTTCTATTATATTTTTTGATGTATTTTCTTGTATCTCTTCTACTTTTTCTTCGCTATTTTCTGATATATCTTCTTTTTTATTTATTTTTTTATAATTTAAATCATAATTAAATGTAATAAAAATTCCTTTTAATAAAATATATAATCTTATAAATGTTATTGCCACAATTTTACAAGCAAATCTTTTATTTTGCTGTTTTTCAGTTTTATCTTTATAAAACAAGTAACTATTTATACTATTATTTTTTATATCTTTTATATCAAAAATATAAAATTTATCATTTTTTTTTAAAGAATTTTTATTAAATTGTATATCAAATAAAACTTTGGATTTATTAATAACTGTATCAAAAACTTTATCTGTTAAAAAATATAATTGTTTACATTCATCTAAAAATGGTTTATCAGTTAATCTGTCAATATCATATATTTTTGCAAATCTATTGAATAAATTTGAATTATTTAAATACTCTACAAACATCTTTTTCACAAAATCATCAAAATTTTTATTTGTGTTATTTTTTAAAATCAAATTTTCTTGATTTTCACTAAATTTACCAACAAAATCATTTAATAATTTTAACATAGTTATTTAATATAATATTATATTTTTTAATTAATAAAAAACTTTAATAAATAATATTAAAAATAAAAATGAGTTTAAAATTAATAAAACTTTTATAAATTAATTTAAATGTTAGAACTAAATACTAAAAAAAAGAAAAATTTAGGAAATGATTTTGAAAATGGAACAAAAAAAAATAGAGATAAAAAAAGTGATATAACTTATATAAAAAATTTATGGAATAATTTTGATAATGAAAATGATGAATTAAATGGTAAAAAAAATTTAGAATGTATATATAGGTGTGATGAACATTTAGAATTTAACAATATATGTACTTCATGTAAGCACGATTTAAATATAGGAGAAGATGGATTTTATACATGTATTAATCCAAAATGTGGAATTATTTATAAAGATAATATAGATCAAGGTGCTGAATGGAGATTTTATGGTGCAGATGATAATCAAAATAATGATCCTACTCGATGTGGTATGCCAATTAATCCACTTTTAAAAGAATCATCTTATAGTTGTAAAGTATTATGTTCTGGAAAAACTTCTTATGAAATGCATAAAATAAGAAGATATACTGATTGGCAATCAATGCCATATAAAGAAAAATCTCAATATGATGAATTTCAATTAATAATAAATATTTCACAAAATGCAGGAATTCCAAAAATGATTATTGATGACGCTATGAGTTATCATAAAAAAATTTCTGAAGCAAAAACATTTAGAGGATTAAATAGAGATGGTATTATTGCAGCATCTATATATGTATCATGCAGAGTAAATAATTTTCCAAGAACAGCAAAAGAGATTGCAGATATATTTAGTTTAGATAATGCAAGTGCAACAAAAGGATGTAAAAATGCATTAAATATTATTAATGAAATTGAATTTTCTTCAAAAGAAGAAAATATTTTAAATTTAAATAAAACAACTCCTTTAACTTTTATTGAAAGATTTTGTAGTAAATTAAATATAAATAGCGAATTAACAAAACTATCAAAATTTGTTGCTCATAAAATTTCTAAAGATAACTTAATTCCAGAAAATACTCCGCATTCAATTGCTGGTGGGATTATATATTTTATATCTCAAAATTGTAATTTAAACATTTCTAAAAGTGAAATAAACAATATTAGTAAAATTAGTGAAGTTACTATAAATAAATGTTATAAAAAATTGCAAGAACACAAAAATACATTAATTCCAGAAGTAATTATAAAAAAATATTCTAGATAAATACAATATAAAAAGTAATTAATCAATTTAATTAAATAAATTGATGCCAAATATCTTGTCTAGTCAAAATGAACTGTTATTGAATAAACTTATGGAATATTATAATAAAAATAAAAATTTATCAAAAATGTTAACAATAATAAATGGAGAATCAAATATATCATTAAGAATTATTGATTGGTTTGCCACTAACTATTCTAAAAAAAATTATATTGTTTATAATATTTTAACAGAAAACAATAAAGAAGAAAGATTTAAAGTTTACGATGATTATAAATTAAAATTAAAAGCATACTCTAAAAAAAGATTTGACCCATTTTGCAGATGGGAGAGAATAACTATTCCTTATGGTGATTCAACATGTATTCAAACTACACTTGGACAACTTAATTTTTTTAAATGGGCATTAGAAAATAAAATTATACAATATATTGAAGAAAATTATCAAGATATAGAAAAAGATATGAACTTAAGAAATAATATTAATAAAAAAATGAAAAATTTTTCAATTGATTCTCAATCATCTCAATCATCTCATACATCAGAATCATCTAATAATTCTACATATAGTGTAAATAATTCAAACAATAAAACTAGAAAAAAAAGACAAGAATTATCTTTAAATGCATCTAAAAGTATAAAAAAAGAAGATTTAGAAATTACAGTATCATTTCAATAATTATATTTTTTAAAAATAATATAAAAATTTATAAATGTTATATAATAGTAATAGTTATAACATTTATGAAAAAATTTTTTCCAGCCTTAAAAAAATATAATAATTTTTATTTTTTTAATAACTCTGCTGGTTCACAAGTTCCAAAACAAGTAATTGAAAAATTTAATGATTATATTATAGATGGATATTCACAACCATTTGACAATAATATTATTTCAAACAATAATAAAAAAAATATTGAAAATGCAAAAGAAATTGTAAATGTTATTACTAATAATAATAATGGAAAAATTGTGTTTGGTAATTCATGTAGTCAATTAATGTTTAATCTATCTCAATCAATTAAAAAAACTTTAAAAAAAAATAATAATATTGTTATTGCAAACTTTAATCATGAATCATGTATTACTCCATTTGAAAGAATTGCCAGAGATAATGATACAAAAATTAAATGGTGGAAATTAAATAATGAAAATGATATTTATAATATTAATTATAATAATTTATTAAAAGAAATAGATGATGAAACTAAAATGGTTATTTTACCACATGTAAGCAATATTTTAGGTAATATATTAGATATTGAATTTATTTCTAAAAAAGTAAAAGAAATTAATAAAAATACTAAAATATTAATTGATGGTGTAGCATATTTTCCACATGATAATATTAATTTATACAATTCAAATATTGATTATTATGTTTTTTCTTTTTATAAATTTTGTGGATTGAGAATTAGTTGCTTATATATAAATAATTCATCTTTTGATACTGATATTAACAATATTAATCATATATTTTTTAATGATGAAAAATCTAATATAGAAAATAAATTACAAATTGGTGGAATTAATTATGAATGTTTAAATAGCATAAATGGTTTTAAAAAATATTTAATTGATTTTTCAAATGAATTTAATTTTAATAATAAAAAAGATAATATCTATTTTGATAGAAAAATGTATGAATTTTGTATGTCAAAAATTAATATTTATGAAAATATATTTAATAAACTATTAAATTCTTTTTTAAAAAATGAAAATATTATTCTTTTACAAGATAAAAATTTAAAAAATATACCACTATTTTCATTTATATTTAAAGATTATACTTCTTCTTATATTGTAAATACATTAAATAATTTAAATATTATTGTGGGTGGTGGTTCTTTTTATAGTAATCGTTTAATAGATGATTTAAATATAGATATACAAGATGGTGTTGTTAGAATTTCTTTAATGCATTATAATACTTTTCAAGAAGTTGAAAAATTAGTAGAAATTCTAAAATATTTTAATAAGAAACAAATGGATTTTGATTTTAGTGTTACATATAATTTAAAAAATAAAATTTCTAATGTCATTAAAAATTCTTTTAATAATATGAAAGTTGATAATTATTATAGTAATTATAGAAAACGTGCATTTTCTTTAATAAAAGTAAATAATGATTATTCTTTAGAAATAATTAATAATGCGAAGTTTTTTCAATCTAGTAAATATAATAATTTTAATGGAGATATTATAAGAGATTATAATAATATAGATGAATCATTAATTTCTGATGAAACTTTTAAAGAACTAATTTTAAATTTTAAGTCAGAAGTTGAAAATCATATAAAACATGCTAATAATTATTTTTATATACATCAAATCAGAGTACATGCAGAAAATAATAAAGAAACTAATTTAATTCCTGAAGGAATTCATAAAGATGGATATAATATTATTGGCATGGTATGTATTAATAGACAAAATATTGAGGGTGGTGTAAATGGAATTTATAGTAATGTTAAAAGAAAAGTTCATGAAATTCAATTAGAAGAAGGTGAATTATTAATTATAAATGATAATAAATTATTTCATGATGTGAGTAATATAAAGAAAAAAGACAAAAATGAAATAGGATATAGAGATATTTTTGTATTAACAACTATTTCATAAAATTATATTATTATAATATATTATATGAATAAAATAATATATTATCTTATTTTTTTATGTATCTTTATTCGAATATTAATTTCATTTCTTGTTAAAAATTTAAATAAAAAATATTATTATATTGTTTCCATAATAACTTTTATTATTTCAATAACATTTATAAAAAATTATTTTTTTCATAAAAAAAATGATATAGGATTTTTTAAAGGTAAAGTTTGGTGGAATAATTATAGACTTATTCATGCATTTAATTATTTATTGGTTTCATTTTTAGCATACAAGAAAAATGATTATACCTGGTATATATTATTAATTGATGCTTTATTTGGATCATATTTTTTTTACTTAAAATATTCTACCTTGTTACTTTAAAAAAAAAATGAATATATTAAATATTTAATAATAATTTATTATCTCAAAGAATACATTTAGATATTTGTTTTAAATGGCAATGACTCTTGCTCTCTGGTCAAGCAAACGTATTGTTCCTTTTGCATCAAATGAAGAAGAAGTTCATCACTATCTTTATAGTGATACTATTCATGATATAAATAATGGAAGCGCATATTTTGTAGATTATGAACCCGGAGCACATGAAGATATGTTGACAAATTTCTTTACAAGTGAATATTTAAGATTTAATAAATGTGATAAAGCTATGTATTTTAATAAACATGGTAATAAATGGCAAAAATTTGGTACAATTACCAATGCAACAAAAATTACGAATGAAAATGGAAAAGTAATTTTCAGACTTTTTATTCATAAAAATGAAAAAATATTGTTGTCAACAAACAAAAAAGATTCACTCAAATTGATTGGGTACCAAAAAAAAAATGGTAAAGGAATGGGTAATATAATGCAAGGTGTTTGTTATATTGAAAAAAACTAAAAATACATTAATATTAGCTGGGATTATTATTTTCATATTTTTCTATTATTTTATTCTTCTGACATATCTTTATCATTTAAATATGTATTGTTACAAATCATTTTTATCAATTTTGTATTAGATTTATCAAAGTCTTTTCCCAAACTAGATAAAGATTTTGTAAAATAATCTGTTTTCTCTTCATTATTTATAAAATCAGGATTTTCACTTTTCCAATCTTGCAATACATTATAATTTTTTGAACATGCTTTTTTTATTGCACTTTTTATTTTTTCTTTTGAGTTATCTTTAGACCAATTATCTTCATCTTTTATATATAGTGTTTCTCGTTTAACATCAGTACAATGTAATGGTCTTTCATAAATACTTAATTTATTTATATTATCAATTATTGACTTACTTAAAGTATCTTCTAATCCATTTTGTTTTGTAAAATCTAATTGCTTTAAACTAATATGTAAGTTTTTTATAAAATCACTCATATTTATAGCATCTTTACATTGTTCATTTAAAAATACTTGAATATTAAATTTATTATTTTGTATATTCGTATTGTTATTATTATTACCAATTTTTGGTATTAACTCACTAATTTGTTCTTGTTGTTTTGCATTTTCTTTTATTAATTCTTTTATCATATTTTTTAATTCTTTATTATCTTCTTTTAACTCTATAATTTCTTTTTTATCTTCAAATTTTATCAAATCATTATCATAATGTTCTTGTATATATATATTATTACATTTTTTTTTATGATTATATAATGAACTCCTAAATGGATATGATTTTCCACATTTGCATAAATATTTAGAAACGTTATTTAAATTTTCGGAACTTTTTTCTTCATTTTGGTTGTATTTTTCTCTATTTTTATGTTTTGCTGTCAATAAATGTCTATCATATTGACTCTTTCTAGAGCTTTTATAATCACATAATTCACAAATAAAAATCTCGGAACTAAATGGAACTTTTTTGGTTGTCATTTGTTGTATATTTATACAACAAAAAAAGTTCCTAGATTATTTTTTTTAAAATTTTAAAAATCTAAAAAATTTTATTTTTTTTATTATATACATTTTTGGTAATAAAAAAAATAACTTAAAAAAATGAAAAAATAAAAAAAAAAAAAATCTATTTTTTTAATTTTGACAAAAATTAATGTCCAAAACTCAAAAATTTTTTTTCAAATTTTTTTTTTATTTTTTTTCACTTTTTTTAAATATTTTTTTTTTACACGTAAAATGGTCTTATTTTAATTTTGGGTGGTTTGGGTCAATTATTTTTTATTTTTTATTGGTTTTTTTATTGGTTTTTTTATTGGTTTTTTTATTGGTTTTTTTATTGGTTTTTTTATTGGTTTTTTTATTGGTTTTTTTATTGATTTTTTTATTGGTTTTTTTAATACC